GCTCAACCCAACCAAGTTTGAGAAGGTGCAAGCATGGACAAGCCAGCACGGCTACTTCTTGCAGACAGCCTTCCAGAACCAAGTGGACATCGTTGCATGGGTTGGCGCATACAACCAAGCAATCGAAGAGCTTGGCAGCGGCTATGACAACGCAGAGGCCCATGCCGAAGCAGTCCACCGTGCTGACGCTGTGGTGCGTATGACGCAGTCGAGCTTGACCGCAGAAGACAAAGCTGCGTTTGAGGTTGGCACGCCATTCATGGCTACGCTGCTTCAGTTCTCTGGCTACTTCAACATGATTGCCAACTTGAACGCGACCGAGTTCACAAAGATTTTCCGTGACCTCGGCTGGCGCAGCAACAAAGGCATGCTGTTCCAGAAGTACCTGCTGGGCTTTGCCTTGCCAATGCTTGTGGCCGATGCCATCGTTCGCACGCTGGGTGGCGGCTGGGATGACGAAGACGATGACGGCTACCTTGACGAGTTCATGGAGTGGTTCTTCGGCTCACAAATCAAAGGCGCTGTGGCTATGGTTCCAGTCGCTGGCCCTGCCGTGTGGTCGCTCACCAACGTGGCAAACGACAAGCCATACGATGACAAGATGTCATCAAGCCCAGCCGTGTCTACGCTAGAAGGTTCGACCTTTGGTTTGTTAAAGGCGGCAATCAACCTTGTCGACAAAGACAAGGAAGTCACAGGAAAGAACGTGCGTGACGTTTTAACTGCAATCAGCTTGGCCACTGGTGTACCAATCGCAGTGCTTGGCCGACCAATCGGCTACGCTGTTGACGTGAACCGTGGCGAAGTCAATCCAACCAGCAATGCAGACTACGTTCGCGGCCTTATAACAGGCAAGGCGAGCGAAGAGTCTGTGAAGAAGTAAGGTGACCGTAACTATGACCTCAATGTTTAGCCTATTCAAAATCCAGCAGGAGCCACGTCCATGACGATTAGTTCAACAAACCGCAGGGCTGGCCCATATTCGGGCAACAGCTCTCAGACGGCATTTCCGTTCTCGTTCAAAGTCTTTGAAGCCGCCGACATGCTTGTCGTCAAGGTTGAGGTGTCGACTAACATCGAAACCACATTGGCTTTGACCACCGACTACACAGTCGCGTTGAACGCCGACCAGAACTCAAACGCTGGCGGCACAATCAATTTGGTCACGGCTTTGCCTACTGGTTACAACATGGTCATCAGCTCAAAGGTCGCGTACCTGCAAGAGACTGACTTGACCAACCAAGGCGGCTTCTACCCAGAGGTCATCACTGACGCGCTCGACCGTTTGACCATTGAAGCTCAACAGCTCAAAGAAGGTCTTGACCGCGCAGCTCAGTTGCCAATCACAAGCGCCGCAGATGCTGCCGCTCTGGTTGCTGACATCGAGCGCATTGCATCAAGCGCAGACAACCTAGACACCGTGGCCACCAACATTGTTGATGTGAACACCGTGGCTGACGATATTGCAGATGTCACCAGCGTTGCCGACAATATTTCAAACGTGAACGCTGTTGCAGCAAACGAAACAAACATCGATGCCGCAGTTGCAAATGCAACCAACATCAATGCTGCTGTTGCAAACGAAGCCAACATCGACATCGTTGCTGGTATCAATGCAAACGTGACGACAGTGGCTGGCATCTCTGCCAACGTCACTACTGTTGCAGGTATTGCTGCCAACGTCACAAGCGTGGCTGGCAACGCAACCAACATCAACGCTGTTGCAGGTAACGCAACAAACATCAACGCAGTCAACGCAAACAGTACCAACATCAACACAGTTGCGGGTATCTCCGCCAACGTGACAACTGTCGCTGGCATCTCTGCTGATGTGACTGCTGTTGCGGCTGACGCTACAGACATCGGAACGGTCGCAACAAACATTGCAGACGTGAACACCGTGGCCGATGACATCGCAGACATCAACACCTGCGCTGACAACATGGCCGCGATTCTCGATGCACCTGCACAGGCTTCTGCTGCTGCTGCAAGTGCTGCCGCCGCTGCTGCATCGCTAGACAACTTTGACGACCGATACCTCGGCTCAAAAGCTACAGCTCCAACACTCGACAATGATGGCAACCCGCTCGTTGCTGGCGCTCTGTACTTCAACAATGGCACTATCGTTACTGACGATAAAGGCATGTGGGTGTATGACGGCGGCACTTGGATTGCTGCATCTGCGGCATCACAGGCCATCATGGTCAAGTACAAATATGTGGCAACGGCTGGTCAAACCAGCTTCAGTGGCCCAGATGCAAACGCACTGACACTGAGCTACACCGCTGGCTCAATCATCGTCACCTTGAACGGTGTGGTGATGGATGCTGCCGACTACACAGCAACGACTGGCAACAGCGTGGTGCTTGGTACTGCTGCTGCTTTGAATGATGAGCTTGGCGTATTTGCTTTCAGCACGTTCGACATTGCCAACACATATACACAAGCACAGGTCGATGCATTTGCTGTGAAGCTCACTGGCGACCAGAGCATTGCTGGCGCTAAGAAGTTCACTGGTTCTGTCATTGTTGGTCGCGTCAACTCAGGCTCTGAAGGTGGACAGATTGACATGTGCCGTTCAAGCGATGACGCATCTGCTTGGGCTGTTGATGTTTACGGCTCTACGTCTACGCCATCTTTCAGGGTTATAGATAACACTGCGTCTGCAACACGATTGCAAATTGATGGAGATGGTCGCGTCACGATGCCGTATCAGCCTATGGCAAGTGTCAAGCGTATAGCGACAGACCCAGCAACCACCACTTCAAATGTCATTATTTGGGCTGACGCAGATATTAATACTGGCTCTGTTTACAACAACAGTACTGGTAGATTTACTGCACCAATAGCTGGTAGGTATTTTTTTGGAGCTTTTGTAATTTCAAAAGAAAACAATCAATACGCTCAGTTTATTTTCCGTAAAAACGGTGTACCTCAGGGTGTTCAACCATACAGCGGAGGAAATACTATGCCTTATTGGGGCTTATCTGGATATTTCATTTTCAACCTTGCTGCTGGAGATTACTTGGATTTAGTTTGCCCTACTGCTTATGTGTATCACGCATCAGGAGAATCCAATAGCGGCGCTGTTTTCTACCTCATTGGCTAATCAAAGGAACAATCATGCAATACACAATCACTCTCTCTGACGCAGAACACAAAGCACTTGGCGTTGTTGCGTTTGACCAAAACGACTGGATTCAAAACGCAGTGCATGAACGCTGTCGCATCGCCATCGAGGAAATCGTTGCAGCAGAAGTGCAGCGCAAGCTCGCTGCTGGCGAACCTATCACTGGCACAAAAGACGACATCGTGATGACAGCAAACATTGAGTCTGCTGCTGAACGCAATGCGCGTCTTGAAGCAGAAGCTGCTGCACAGCAAGGAGCTTAAATGTCACTCGCACGTTATCTCTCAAAACTAGGGGCGCTGCTTAATAGCAGTGGTCAAGTTCCTGCAACGGGTTTGCAGGATGCCGCTGTCACCTCAGCAAAGCTGGCATCTGGTTCAGCTCGCGCAAACATCGACAGCATTACCAACACAACATACGCAGTTGAATACCTAGTGGTTGCTGGCGGTGGTGGTGGCAACTCTGGCGGCGGCGGTGCTGGTGGATTAATAACTGGTTACGCAACACTGACATCTGGAACTGGTTACACAGTGACCATTGGGGGCGGTGGGGCCGCTCGTAATGACACAGGTGGCCCAGCAACAAACGGCTCAAACAGCGTGTTTGGTGGCATTACCGCAACAGGTGGCGGTGGTGGCGGTACGTTTAGCAACAGCGGTGGAAACGATGGTTCCTCTGGTGGTTGCGGTGGCGGCGCTGGAGGCGCTGATTCAAGTGTCACAACAGGTGCAGGTGGTACTGGCGCAGAAAATCAAGGAAACTGCGGAGGTTCTGGTGTGTCTGTAAACACCGTCAACGGTGGTGGTGGTGGTGGTGGCGCATGTGGCTATGGAGAAATTGCACGCGCCTACTTTGGTGGATGCGGCGGCTCTGGTATGTTTTCCAGAATTAAGGGCGGCACGCACATTGCATACGCTGGTGGCGGTGGTGGTGGTAGCAATAGTGCAGATTCAAACAATTTCGGAGGCGTTGGTGGTGGTGGTAGAGGTGGCGCTGGTGGTGGCGCAGCAACGGCTGGCGTTGCGAATACAGGAGGCGGCGGCGGTGGTAGATATACAGGAACTGCCGCTGCTGGCGGGTCTGGTGTTGTGGTTATTAGATACGCTGGAAGTCAACGCGGCACAGGTGGAACCGTAACAACAGCGGAAGGTTACACCATTCATACGTTTACAAGCTCTGGCACTTACACGGCATAAGGAAATCACAATGGCTCACTTTGCAAAAATTGAAAATGGAGTTGTTGTTGACGGCATTGTTGCCGAGCAAGAACACATTGACACACTCGATGGCGTTTGGATTCAAACCTCATACAACACGGTTGGCGGCGTTCATCTTCAAGGTGGTACTCCACTTCGCAAGAACTACGCTGGCATTGGCTACACATACGATGCGCAGCGCGATGCGTTTATTCCACCAAAGCCCTACGCAAGCTGGACATTGAACGAAAGCACATGCCTGTGGGAGCCGCCAGTTGCAGCTCCAGCAGGTAGGCCAAGCGAGTGGAATGAAGAAACTCAAAGCTGGAGCGCTGGCGAATAATGGATAACCAACAACTCTTCAACATGGTGGTCAGCGTTGCTGGCTTCTTGGCTGTCTACACGCTCAACAACCTGACTCGCAAGATTCAACGCCTCGAAGATGAGCTGAAGACTATGCCTCACGACTATGTGCAGAAGGACGACTATCGTGCCGACATGCGTGACGTGAAAGACCTGCTCAAGCAAATCTTCGACAAGCTAGACAACAAGCAAGACAAGTGATGTGGGGCCAGAGATTGTCATCGCTCTACAAGCCATGCGTGGCGCGTGGGCTGGCATTCAGTTCTGCTGCGACTGTCTTCGTGAAGGGTCTGTTGAAATCCAGAAAGTCAAAAAGACTGTCGAGGGTGGAGTTGCTGATGCAAAGAAAATCTACACCGAAGTCACTGGACTCTGGGGTTGGCTCAAAGGTTTGCTTGGCCAAAAACCAAAAGCCAAGACGAATGTCGAAGCTAAAGCCATCGAGCAAAAGCCAACGGAAAAAAAGCCCAGCGCAAAAGATGAGTATGTCGACCATATACCCACTCAGGACGAAGTGGTGCAGCAGTTCATTGGCCACGTTGGTGAATGGTTCGACAACTATCACACGCTGAAGACTTACACAGAGAAGCGATACGAAGAAGTTTTTGGAAAGGACATCATTGACCAAAAGGAAGTGCTGGAGCTGACGCAGTTGCAGGTTGAGGTCGATGCGGCCTACCCAGCGCTGATGAGCTTGATGACCACAAACGCGCCTTGGCAACTTGGCCCGATATGGTCGCAGTTCAAAGAGATGCAGGACAAGGTCAAGGTTGGCCAAGCTGCACGTCAGATGAAGCAGCGGCGCGAGAAGGCCAAGCGAGATGCAGTTGCAGCGCAGAAGCGCAGCGATGACATCGACCGCAACATGACTTTGTTCTGGGCGTTTGTGACTGTCTTTTACTTCTGGGCTTTGATGGGTGCTGTATGGCTAAACACGAAGACAACGCAATAATTTATCTTCTGTGTGTCGTCATTGGCATCCTGTTGATTTTGTTTTTCTTTGTGCTGTTACGCATGACGACATTGGATTCGCAGCTCTTGCGTAACAAGCGAGAAGTGGACAAAGCAATCGTGCTGCTGCGTGATGAGCGTGAAAAATTTAAAGCGGCCTTGAAGGTCGAGAAAGGCGAAGAGTGAGATATGTTCTTTTGATGATTGCGTTGGTCGCATCGGTGTTCATCTTTGGTGAAGACCGTTATCGCTACCCATGCCAAAACCCACGCAACTGGGAGAATGCAGAATGCAAGCCCCCAATCTGCACAGTCGAAGGCACATGCCCAGACAAACTACTTCCACCTGAAATGTTACTGAAGGACGACAAATGACATTCGCTGAAAAGTTCAAAAAAATTCTCTGCATCATGCTTGGCATTGATGGCCAAAGCGGCAACCCAGAGGAGCGCCTCACTGTTGAGCAAATCCAAGTGCGCGTGTGGGCAACTGTGATTTTGACAATCGCATTTGTGTTTGCATCGACCGTGCTGATTGCCATCATCTCTTTGATTTTCACCATCCAGCCAATGCTGCGTATGGCCCCCATCGATGCCATCTTTGCCAAGCAGGTGAACGATGCCATGCTGCTGTCTGGCGGCGTGCTTGGTGGCGTTGCTGGCATGACCTTTGTCAACGCTGGTGTGAACTACGTCTACAAGAAACTGACTGACGAGCAAGAAGCTCCAAAGGTTGAAGACGATGCTGCGTAACCTCGGCATCTTCGTTGCATGTTTGCTGATGGCATTCTTCGCAGGAAAGTATGAAGAGCGCCAAGCAATCAAGGCAGAGGTCGAGCGCATTGAATCATCGATGCGTGACGAAGCTGCCGCCACTACCGCAAAACTTGAAAAGGAAAAACGTGATGCTCAAACCAAAGTTGACCAGCTTCGCGCTGATGTCGCTGCTGGTGCTGTCAGGCTGTCAGTCCGTGCCAGTTGCTCTGCCTCCACTGCCGCAGGGGATTCAGAAGCGCGAGCCGAACTTGACCCAAAGGTTGCTGACGACCTTATCGCCATCACCGCAGACGGCGACCAAGCCATCATCGAATTAAACACTTGCATCGATTTTTACAACAAACTGAGGGAAATTAAATGACTCAACTCACCGAACACTTCAGCCTTGAAGAGCTGACACACACCGACCACCGCACACTGGACAACACGCCAACGACTGCGGAGAAGTGCATCATCGATGGCAAAGAAGTATTTGTGAACGCCTACGAGAACCTGCCTCGCTTGGCCAAATTCTTGGAAGACGTGAAAGTTTTATTGGGCGGCAAGCCAATCATCGTCAACTCAGCATTTCGCTCTGAGGCTGTGAACAACGCTGTTGGCTCAAGCAACAAAAGCGACCATCGCCGTGGCTGTGCTGCTGACATCCGTGTGCCAAGCATGACACCAGACCAAGTTGTGCGAGCAATCATTGCCAGCGACCTGCCATACCAGCAAGTCATTCGCGAGTTCTCCGACCCAGTAAATGGCGGCGGCTGGACTCATGTGGCCATTGTGACAAACGAGGGTGACAAGCCAAACAAGTCGAAGCTCATCATCGACAAAGCTGGCACACGAC